TTGTTAGGATGAGAGCTGAGGATCGTAAGCCTTCGAAGAGGGTCTTTCCCCTGCTTCAGAACCTCGATCTAGACTCTGTAACCTTTAGCCAGGTGCAGAGCGTAGGAGATCCCATCTCCATCGAGGACATGAACGAGCAAGAGATGGTCGACCTGATCATAGTCAACCTGGCACGACTCTGTGTAGCTGGTGAATGGGACGGTCTGCTCGAGGCTGGTGGTGGTGCTGTTGGAAACATGCTTGCGGTAATACCGCCATCTGCATCTTACGTCTATGACTTGACTGGACAGTCCCAGGGTTCTCAAGCTGCCAACGTGGCTTTTCCTGAAGACACCCTATACATGGTTCCGTTCTCAGTACCGGGTCAAATCTCGGCGTCTGATCTCATGTTCGGCATTCCCACTGGGACTTTCAATGGAACTTTCTATGTCTCAATTTATGCTGCTGATCCATTAACCAATTTACCCAACGTGAAAGTTTTAGATTCTGCCAGTGCATCAATCAGCACTACGGGCGATAAGACTCTCTCGTTTGCGTCGGGTATCACTCTCGGTGCCAATACACTTCATTACGCCGCTATCTCTTGGGCGCGCACTAGCGGTTCGTGTACCTATGCGGGTGGTTATTACGAATACGGCCGAAGCGGGATGCCTATTTTGGCATCCTCGGCGATATCCACCAATTCAGGGTCCTGCTTAACATACAGCGCGGCAGGAGTTCCGCCAACCCCACTAACTACTTCTTCAATAGGTGTCTTCGTTGGAGCAGCCCCCAAAATACGACTTTCGGAGTGAGAATAATGGAGAGGTCATTCGAGGTATTCGGGTCTGACGGTGAACTCCTCGAGTCGGGGATGAAGGATGTCGACTGGATTCAAGTTCGAGCAGCTCGAGATCAGGCTCTGAAAGATTCTGACTGGCGCGCTGTCAAGGATCGCACGATGAGCCAGGAGTGGAAGGACTACCGCACAGCTCTGCGCGATCTCCCCCAGGAGCACGATGAGGCCAACGATGCCGCCGACCATTGGCCGGAGGCCCCGGATGCCTGAGCACCACGAGCACGGGGACGAGACTTTCCCCGAGCAGGTCAAGCGCCTGGTCGTTGACAACGCCTTTGCATTCGTACTCGGCTGGCTCCTGGGGGCGGGGCATGTTGCTTCCCTCCTCTCTGATCTAGCCGGGGCGTTCTCATGACCAAGCGAAAGCCGGACCAGGTGATCGAGTACCGCATCAGCCTGCAGGACAAGCAGGCCGAGCAGCTCGAGTCCGTGATAATCGCCTATCAGTTCAGCCGGTTCATATCCCCCCTGGTGGACATCCTGAAGGACAACACGGCGATGGCGCTGATCCTGTCCGCCATCGCAGGCTACCTCGGCTTCGCTTGGATTGGTGGGAAATACGAAGACACCCTGGAAATGTTCGAGGACTTCAAGACCCAGTTCAAACAATCCCCCCAGTATCACGAAGCTGGGTGGAAGGGCTTCGAGGAAGGCTCACCCCTGCCGAGTTTCATCGACAGGGTGCTGTTCAGCATCTTTACTTGAATCGGTATTGGGCCCGCACTGATTTGAGCGCGGGTCCGGGCGGGCCCTCCAACCCCCCCTCTAAGGGAGAGATAGACCATTATTGTCGCATGCTTCGGGCCTCTGGCCGCAGCAGAGGCAGATTGTCTCGACCTCGAGGATCTCGTCGACGACGTCCGAGTAATCGATCTCCATGTGCTCGCTGACCTCGAACCACTCGATTTTCTGGATGTTCTCTTCCCCCTCGTGCGTCCGGAACCAGTCCCAGCCGTCCCAGGAGTCGAACTCGATTGCCAGCCACTTGAAGAACTCGCTCGGTGTCATTCTTTATACCCACATTTAGAACACTTCCAGCCCCAATCCTCTGGCTTGCTGGACCACTTAAGACTCAAAACAGTCTTCCCAGCAGTCGAAGAACAGGGGTAGCATTTCCTCATTCTTGCAACTCTCCCCTGTTCCTCTGGCGGCACTCATGCCGCAGCGCATAGTGAGGTTCGTGATTCGGCCGCACAAGAAGTTTCCACAGTCGAGGACGGCCACGGCCCGACCAGTGACGGACGAGCTGCGTTCGGACTCGCTTGCCGCACTTGCGGCATCGACGTTGCAGAGTGATCGCGCCAGGGCGAGTCGCCCAGGTCCACCAGGTCTCGCACTGCGGGCACTGCCAGAGTCCCTTCATCATTCTTCATCCGCCCAGAGGTATTCCATGCGGATCGGCTCGCCATCATCGGTGAAGACGTAATCGATCCCGACGATGTCCTCGAACTCCTTCAACTGGCTCGCAACAGCCAGGAGCTGATGCCGGCTGAAGATGATATGTCGATCACTCATCACTTTCAGCCTCCTGAAAGTATCCATGTTTACCCAAAGCCTCTGAAAGGGACTTTACGTCCGCTCTGAGGGCTTTCAGCTCCGCAGTGCGGTTCTGGCATCGCCTATGGTCCTCAATCGTCTCAGACAGTATCCTAGAGCGTCGTTTCTTCGGCCAAGAGGCAAATATGGCGTAAGCGGGTTCGGACAAGCTTGCAGAGATGCCAGGGCACATGATCCGACCCAGATAGGGGGGTGTTATTATTATTATCCCAAGAAGGTATACCGAAACAAGGCTCAATAACCGCGAACGGTAGTAGGGTGGGTGCGCGGGGTGACAAATATAGAGGATAAAGGTAGGTTGATGGGCGTTCGACGGACGGTGGAGAGGCATGGTAGCCGCTGAACTGGTCATTTTGGGCGTTCTGAGCGTCCTTACACTGCTTTCGATCGTCATTCTCGGCCTCTGGCTACGGATCGAGATGGCAAACATGCTCGAACTGCTCGATGAACGTCTCGCCCTGGCACTCAAGGGCACCATCGACCGTATGCTGGAGGGCGGCATCGGTGACTTCGAGCCGCCCAACCCTATCCAGGGTGCGATTGCGCAGCTCATCCAAGGGATCGCAGCTCAGAAGATGAACACGATTGACGCCGTTGTTACGCAAAGAGCTCCTGATGGGACGTTCCAAGCGACAATCGATGACTTTGAGTAGCATTATTAGCGACTTTGTTCACTTTCACCTCCAATGGCACGCAGAAAGAAGGCATCACGACGTCGAGCACCTAAGACAATCAGCCTCGTAAATCTCGCGGAGAGTTATGCGTATGCCGCCACGTTGATCGGCGGCGTCGCCAACAATACACCCGTGGGATTCATCGGATTCGACGGTGCTGGTGGCACGGCGATGGCGACCACGAACGGCGGAGCTAGTGTTTCACTCTCCTCGCTGGTCGCTGACCCCGGATCGTCCTTCGACGCCATGCAGACGAACTTCATGGCGAACTACCAGGCTATGGCTGTCCAGGCAATAGGGATCGGCATCACCTTCAAGTTCGCTAAGAAGCTCCTGAGGAAGCCCATCGCTAATGTGAATCGCAACATGATGAAGCCGCTGGGCATCGGAGTGAGGTTGTGATCCTATGGCAACAACAACTTGTGTAGGGAACCTAGCCTGTAGTGACGGGACGAACATCCCGCTGAAGCTCGAAGTCGTCGAGGGAACTGAAACATCTTTGACCACAGATACGGTATACACCGTTTCGGCAATCAACATCGGCGACTATGCGCCTGGCAAGACTGTCACTCATGGCCTCGTTAGTGGAAGCGTCGGCATCTCATACGCTTACATCCTCAGGCAGGGCGTCGTGGCTGCAAACATCGCCGTCTGCGTGAAGGGAGCATCCACTTTCACTCCGAGGCTTTGGGCTCCGTTTACGTTGCAGGCCGGTGATCTCCTCAAGGTGATGACCCAGACCGCAGCCGACCGAGGTGCCAGTCTCGCCGTTTACACGAACCAGGGCATCTCTAGGATCTTCCATGTGACGCCGACCGGCGGGGCCACTAACGAACTGGTCGACATCCAGACTGGCAACAGCATCGGCGACACGCTCCAGGGCCAGACCTGCATTTCCGCCACTTTCACCACAGTCGACGCAGCTCTAATCGAAACCAACGGCGCTTACATCGTCGACGCCCTGGGTAACGTCGTCGGCAGCGTCACCGACACCGACCCGTCAGTTCAGCAACCACTGCCAGCCGATCTCAGTGCTCCTGTCAACCTGAATTTCAAAGCCCAGTTCCTCACGAGTGCTTAGAGGTGAGAAATTGGCGAGGATGACTAAGGCTGCTGGCCGCAGAAGACTCGCGGAGATTCTCTCGAAGGCGAAGAAGCTCTATCTTCGTGACTTCATCTCGACCAAGGACCTCGACAGCATCGAGAGAATAGCGAAAATGCGATCCAAGCAGCTCAAGTGAGGCGAGCGGGATGGTGCGCGTAGGTTGGAACGCTATTTCAGGAGAGGGAGCCTTCGGTGCTCCT